CCATATAGCTCACTAGATCGGATTGGTTACTATTAACCCACATTAGACCAATATGGACCAATATGGATACACTAGTGGCTTAGCCATTGTGAGGACACTGAGGCCAATGAGGCCAGAGTGAACTATTGTTGACCCACTGTTAACCACTATGAGCCACGGTTACCCCTCGGTCGTAGACAATATGCCCTATATGAGCCAATATGGAGACCTAAGGGCTATTGTGTGCCATAGAGTCTCCTTGAATACCCCCGGGCCTATGTGGTTCTAGGGGGTGTGCAAATAAAACAAGGGTACATTATATATTTATAAATTACATCCTTGATCTAACCTTAGGTTAAGGTGATGCCCTGAAGGCCCTTAAGGTGCCATATTTTAAACATATTTAATAATATATAAAAAGAGTGCCAATTATGTATCACTATATGTAAAGTAACAACGTATTTAGCCTAAACTCAGCTACTAGAGACATAATTGATCTAGTTTGGTCTATATCTACCATAAAGATATATCTTTGATACAGATACGCTAAGGTAACACTGGAAGGGTAAGGGGTGGTTTAAAAGGTTAAGCTAATATACTAAGGATACATTAAGGATACATTATGATATTATGGTAACCCCTTACCCTTTTAGGATACCTAGTATCTTTAGAATGGATAGTAGTAACCTCTATGGCCTGTATGGCTACCCCGTGGGGATAACCACAATGGGTCCTTAGATCGTTCAACAACTAATTATTTGCGTATGCAGGAGGAAGTTATGGCAGATATTAAAAACAAGCCGCCAATAGATAAACGTAATGGGAAACCCCATAAAGGCGCAGAGAATTTAAAATCCTGGAAACCTGGTGAAAGTGGCAATCCGAAAGGTAGGCCTACCGGAGCCTTAGGGGCAAAAGGTAAACTAAAAAGAGATTTACAAGTTATGAAATGGATGCAAGAAGATCCAGAACTAGCTGAACTTGTAGAATCTTTAGATAATACGGAAATGTTCGAAGCATTAAAAAATACTGCTTTTGCTATTTATGCTAATGACCCAACAGATATGACTAAATACGACCGGGCATATAAAGCTGTTGCAGAAGAAAGAGAGTATTCAGAAGGTAAAAAGATTAGGCAAGAGGTAGATTCAAGAGTTACCCAAGTAGCCGAAATGACTATTGAAGAACTAGAAGCCGAGCTGGCTGATGTTACTGATATAGATCCAGAAGATTTAGATCCTCCAGAAATTAACGCACAAAAAGAAGGCAGTAATTTTGAAAAATCTAAAGAAGATCGTAAACCCGGCGGGTTAGTAGATCGTTATCGTAATGGAAGCAACACTCGCAAATGAAAAAATTTAGTATATTATTAGGAGTTTTTATGGCAATACTATCGAAAGCAGGGGCAAACCCCGGTGTATTGTCTAACTTACCAGAAAATAATATGGGAATAGATAATTTGTATAAAGCTTTTAGCGGAGCTGAAACAGAAGCTTTTAGTAATCCTTGGATAAGAACTACATTTAGAGAAGCTGAGGGCGGGTCAACTGCATTTGGTCCTGTACAATTAACTGGAAATTTAGTAAAAAATTATTTATTAAATAAGCCAGAAGTAATTCAAGATAAAGATTTTGCCAATAAATATTTAATGAATGCTAGAAAGTTTGCAGAACATGGTAATAACAAAGGTAAAATACCTCACTTTAATCCAGACTACGATTACGGCGGCCAAGGTGGCTTAACTACAGAAGCTGATTATGAGGAATACTCAAAATTATCTAAAGCAATTATGAACGATTTATGGGCTAAAGCCAAAACAACAGATAAACCCCTAGAAAATATGATTAAGTATTGGAGATGGGGGGAAGGTTCGGACAAATCAAGAAATGATGATCCAGAATACTTTAAACGATTTTTTAAACATTTAGGAGCGTAACATGGAGAACATAATAGGTTTTATTATATTCGCAGCAGTGGCAGCTTTTGCATTTAGAAAGCAATTAACGCCTTTTTACAATAAATATTTTGGAGACAAAAATGACTAATTTACTTTTAACTGATATAACCTCAGGTGCATATCCAGAAGTAACACCCGCAAGTGATTCATCATGGAGCGCAGTAATTCCAGCATCACCTGCTGAACAATCTATCACCGTTCCAGCTGGAGCTATATTTGCTAAGTTTACTTCTGATGCAAATTTTTATGCTACATTTGACGGATCGACAGTAGCTGTACCGGGCAATTCTGCAGCGTCTGCTGCATCTGTTTCTGTTCTTAACCCAGGCGTTAAGCATATTAGATCAGTACCCACAATTAAGTTGAACGCTACAGGACTAGCACATGTTACTGTAGAATTTTTTAAATAAGCAAAAACTCGGGGGTTAGGAGACTAGGCCGGAGGATTTTTTAATCAAAAGGAGTTAATATGTTAGAAAAAATAAAAAACGGCGCTGATGGCGCAATAGACGTAGGTATCAAGTTAATCAGCTTGTCAATTGTATTACAAGTTATTTTTGGAACAAAGGTAGCTTTTTTAACAGGAGATGTAATTAGCTCTATACTTAATATAGTATGGACATTAGGTAACGCTGGGCTAGCGGGTATTATTGCTGCTGGTATAATCTGGAAATTATTAGACAAAGACATAACGAACGAATTGTCTAAGTAAGTAAGAAAAACTTGGGTCCCTCCGAACGGTGACGGTTGGCATCAGCCTGAGTAACCAACCACCTAATTTAAAGCTATTATCATATGAACTGGAGGGTAATTATGGATAAAAATAGTAACGAATACAAATTAAAATTAGCTAAAGAAATAGAGTTACGCAAGGCTATTGCTACAAAAAAGAAAGATTTAGAATACAAAGCCGACTTTAAAAAGTTTTCAGAAGATCGGTTAAAAATAATAACAAAAGACGCTGTGCAAGGTTATATACCTTTTAAGTTTAATAAAGCGCAACAAAAAATACATGATGCTGTTGAAAAGCAGCTAAAAAAGAAAGGCAGAGTAAGAGTATTAATTCTTAAAGCTCGCCAGCAAGGCATATCGACGTATACGGCAGGAAGAGTATTTTGGAAAACTTTGTATACGCCTTACACTCGATCAGTAGTATTAGCGCATGATAGCGCAACGTCTGATGCCTTATTTACAATGAGTAAACAATTTATTGAAAGAATGCCAGAAAATACAGCTCCTGAATTAGTTAAATCTAATGCCAAAGAAATTAAATTTGCGCATAATGACTCAGGATTTAGGCTGTATACTGCAGGATCACCCGAAGCTGGGCGAGGCACAACTCCAACAATTTTGCATTGTTCTGAAGTAGCATTTTGGCAAAATCAAGAAAAGATTTTAGCCGGGTTATTCCAAGGAGTTTCTAGTGCTGATGGCACTGAAATAATATTAGAGTCCACAGCTAATGGCGCCTCTGGTTCTTTTTACGAAATGTGGAAAAAAGCAGAACAAGGCTTAAATGACTATGTTTCCGTATTTTTACCGTGGTATATGACATTAGAATATACTATGAAAGCTTCTAAAAAATTTGTAAGAACTAAAGAAGAAGAAGCATTATCAGAATTGTATACTTTGACTAATGACCAACTTTATTGGAGACGAATGAAGATTGGCGAATCTGGCGCAAAGAAATTTGCTCAAGAGTATCCTGCAACTTCTGAAGAAGCGTTTCAAGTATCAGGCGCTAATGTATTTGATATCGAAAAAATTGAAAAATTAAAAATTGAATCTGCTACAAGCATAAGAAGTTTTAATCCTAAAATGATGTCTTGGGACGAACAAAGAGAAGGCCATCTTGAAATATGGGATGCACCCAGTTTTAATGAAAAATATATTATTGGTGCTGATGTTGCGCTTGGCGTAGGACAAGACTATAGTACAGCTGTAGTTATGAATTCACAAAGAGAAGTAGTTGGATTATATCGCAATAATAGAATAGACCCTTCTGCTTTTGGCAAAGAATTATTTTATTTAGGGCGGTATTTTAATAATGCTCTTTTAGCTGTTGAGTCTAATTCAATGGGGGTGGCTACTCTTCAAAAGCTAAAAGATATGAATTATGTTAATATGTATTTTCAAACAAAGATTGCTAATATTTCAAATGAAGAAGGGGTAAGATTAGGCTTTAGAACAACTAGTGCTTCTAAACCCGCTATCATAGGCAACTTAAAAAACTGGTTATTTGAAGAAGAATTAGATATTAAGTCTTCAATAATTACTCAAGAATTAAAAGATTACTTATCTGATGATAGAGGTTCAACCGGAGCAAGTCCAGGGTGCTTTGATGATTCAGTAATGGCTTTAGCTATTGCTTGCGAAGTTTATCGAACACATATTGATAAGTTAACAAATGATAGAATAGGATTTGGTAACATTTATTTGCCAGAAACTAATAACAATTGGATTTAGGAGACACTATGTCGAAAAATATTAATAAAATAACAGATGAAGAACTAACGGGTCTTATTAATGACGCTATTCATCAGTCAGTAGGCTCATTTTCTGACGGTTCTGAAATATCAGAAGCAAGAGAAGAGGCTATTCACTATTATACCCAACAACCAAGGGGCAGATTAGCGCCAATGGGGGTTTCTAAAGTTGTATCTTCGGATACCGTAGAAATCGTAGATTCATATTTAGCAGTTATTTCAGAACTAATGTTAAGCAACGGAAAAATAGCTAAATTTAACCCAATGGACCCAACACAGTCTAAAGCTGCAGGCATAGCTTCTGATATTACTAATCATTGCATTTTTGTTAAAAATAATGGTTGGGTAGAATTAAATACATGGATTAAAAGTGCTCTGTTATTTAAAAACGCAACTATTCGTTGGAAATGGGTAGAATCATCCGAATATAAAGTAGAAGAATACGAAAATTTAACTTCGGCACAACTTGATGTTATAACAGCGGAAGACGAAGTAGAAATTATTGAATTAGTAACAGGATTAGAAACAATTGAAGGCCAGGAAGTTGAGTATTATGAGCTAGCTAAAATTAGAAGAAAAATAGATACGTCTAAAATAGAGTTAGAAAATATTCCTCCTGAATCATTTATGATTAATCGAACAGCTACGTCAATATCTAATTCTACATTTGTAGGAATTCAAACCGAAGTATCTTTATCTGATCTTCGCGCGCAAGGATTTGATGTATCTGACGACTTAGCAACGGAAGGCACAGAGTCTTTTGCTGGTCTTAAAGGCAATTATGGCGAAGATGCACATAGACAATCAGTTAATGGTGTTTGGGTGGGGGAAGAAGAGGATATTCTAGGTGCTTCAAACCGAGAAATTACGGTTAGTGAAGTCTGGATGAAGATTGACAGAGATGGTGATGGCATTTCTGAGTTGAAAAGGTTCATAGTGGCCGGTGACGAGATTTTGTTAGAAGAATATGCGGATAGCATACCTTTAGCTAATTTAAATCCCATTGAGATTCCTTATGCCTTTTACGGGTTGTCTATAGCAGACGTAACTCGATCAGCTACAGAAATTAAAACGGCTATTACTCGAGGCATGGTAGAAAATGTATACTTGACAAATTATGGTCGAGTTCTTGCAGATCCCAACACGGTAGATTTCCGTGCGCTTCAGAGTCCCGAGCCTCACCAGATTATTCCTACTAATGGTAGTCCAGTTGCCGCAGTGCAGCCGATTACTCCGGATTCTCTGTCACCCTCAACGTTTTCTTTGTTAGAGTTTATGAACAATGAAAAAGAGCAGGCAAGTGGTATGACGCGCGCAGCGCAAGGAGTTAATGAAAAACTATTTGATTCAGGTAACTCTGCAGGCAAAGTAGCGCAAGTACAAGCAGCTTCACAAAAGCGTATTGCATATGTAGCACGTAGATTTGCTGAAACGGGTTTTAAAGATTTGTGTCGTGGTGTTTATAATTTAATATTAGAAAATGCTGATGCAATTATGAAAGACTTTGCATACTATGGTGTTACATCCAAAGATATGATGCCTATTGAAAGTTGCACTGTAGATATAGATGTTGGCCCTAATAGTAAAGCTAATACTCAAGAAAATATGATGATGTTAGCTACGCAAGTTATGCCAATGTTGTATCAAGCCCCAGAAACTAAAAGTATTATTAACCCGGCTTCAGGATTTAATATTGCTAAACAATTAATGGATTCAATTGGCGTTGAAAACTGGACTGACTTTATTGTTGATCCGTCAACACCACAAGGCCAACAGCAAGCACAGGCTGTAGCTCAGCAACAACAAGAAGCAAGCGCTGATGCACAAAAAGAGCATGAAGTAGAACAACAAAAACTTATGCTAACTTTACAAAAACAAATGGCTGATATTCAAAAGAAGCAAGCTGATATGGAACTTGACAGAGCTAAATTTGAGCATATGGTTGCTAAAGACAAAGCAGAAATTGCTTTAGAAATACAAACAGGCAAGCCAACTAAAATTGGTAATTAATTCATAAACGGAGGTTAAATGGATAAAATAGAGTTAGGTGCCCATGCTAAAATGATTATAAATAACAAAGCTTATAATTTAATATTTGACAAAGTTAAAGAAAAATATTTAATAGCGTGGAGTCAAACAGCTTCACACCAAACAGAGCTACGAGAAACTATTTATAATACTGTTGTAGCACTAGCTGATGTGAAAAAAGAAATAGAGTCGCTAGCGGTTGCTGGCGATAATGAAACATTCAAAAAAGAACAGGAGGATCTAAATGGATGAATTTACACTAAGTGACTTGGAAATGTTCAAGTTAGAAAAAAGAAATATACTACGTGAAATGCGCGGAGCAACAGGCCGCGGTGGACACGGTCCCGTTATTAGACAACTACTTGAAAAACTTACTTCGGTGCAAGTTATTATTGCGCGTATTGAAGATATAATTGAGCGTGAAACTAAAAAACAGGATGTTAAAAAGGTTACTAAGGCGGCAGCACCTACTAAAAAAGCTGCTACCAAATAAAGAATAATCTATAGGAGGATTATATTATGTCAGAGAATTTAGAAACTACCCTAACAAATAGTCAGGATGTTAATGTAAATTTAGTTGATGAAGATGTAATGTTAGAAGGTCTAGCGGACGAGTTTTTTGGTGAAGAGCCAGAAGAAAATCTATCCAACGAAGATATTGATAACGAAGTGGAGGAAGCAGCAGAGAGTGATGAAGCTGAGGCGTCCGAGACTGAACTATTAGAAGACGAAAGTAATGATGATAATCTAGAAGCTGAAGAAGAAACTGAAGAAGATGAAAATAATTCTGAAGAAGAAGCGGAAAGTGATATTGAAGAATTAGACATGGAATACGAAGTGCCAGTTAAAGTTGATGGCAGAGAATATACTGTGGCTATGGCTGAACTTATTAAAGGTTACCAAACTGCTCAAAGCTCTAACAAGAAATCCATTGAAGCCAGTGCACAGCTAAGAGAAGCTAAAGCACTTGCAGAAGAAGCTACTTCGCTTAAAGCACAAAATGCTGAATTACTTACCAAGGAAATTGATAGTGATGCAGTGCAGCTAGAGGCGTATGATCGAAAAATACAGCAATTAATAAATGATGACGATATGTTTGAATTGCCTAAATGGCAAGAGGCTAGGCGTAATAAAGCTAAACAGCTTGAAAATAGAAGAAAAGAAGCTACACGTCTTGCAGACGAAGCTAGTTCTGAAAAAATTCAAGCAGAAGCAGCTACATTACAAGCAAGCAAAGAACAAGCTATATTGGAATTGGATAAAGATATACCAGGCTGGCAAGATAGCTACGAAGCCGTAGTTAATTGGGCAGTAAAAGACTTAGGTTTTCCTGAGTTTGCAAATGTTATAGATCCTAAAGTTATTGCATTNATGTATGATTATAAAGCTCTAAAAGACAGCAAGAAAGTTGCGGTCCAAAAGCGTAAAAAAGCTCCTACTAAAAGTGTTAAGGCAACTAAAGCTGTAAACAAAAAGGCTAAAACTAATGAGAAAGAAAAAGAGTTACGCAAAAAAGTTTTATCCGGAGAAGCTACAGAGAATCAAAGTGATTCTTTTTTAGCGGAAATGGTAGACGGAATGTTTGACAATTAATCTTTCTTATCTCTTAACAATTGTAATATTTTATAGGAAAAATTAAAATGGCAATATTTAGAACGGAAGATACCAAAGGTAAAAAAGAAGACCTGGCATCTTTTATAACTATGATCACTAGAGACGAAACTCCGTTTTTGTCCTCTATTGGTAACAAAAAGGCTACGGCAGTCTTTCATGAGTGGCAAACTGATGAACTAGCTGCACCTGCTGCAAACGCTCAAGCTGAAGGTTCGGACTTTTCAGCATCAGCTGTTGCAAATGTCAGCACAGTTCGTGCTGGTAATTACTCGCAGATCCTTACTAAGCATATTCAAGTGTCTAAGACTCTTGACAGTGTTTCTAAAGCTGGGCGCAATTCAGAATTTGCGTACCAAATGAAGAAAAAGGGTACTGAGATTAAGCGTGATTTAGAGCATGCACTAGTTGGTTCACGACAAGTAACTAATGGTTCTGGAGCAGCTGATGGTGTTGGCGCTAATGCTGGCCGTACTATGGCTGGATACCAAGCATGGGTTCCTGCGTATAATACATGGGACGTTTCTGCTTCAACTCCAGCATTTGCTTCAGGCTCGCACGCTGCTGCTACTGGCGCTGCTGCAGGTCTTACAAGTGCTGCTGCTACTGCTGGTACTCACTCACTTGCTTTAAGTGATGTTGACGAAGTAATGCAAAGAGTTTACGAAGAAGGTGGAAAGGCAACAGTACTTATGATGTCTCCAACTCAAAAACGTAACTTCTCTGCTTTAGCACAAGCTGTTACAGGAACTCGTCGTAACTTAGACGAAAAAGGTTCAATTAGACAATCTGTTGAATTATACGAAAGTGACTTTGGCTTAGTAAAAGTTATACCTAACTACATTCAGGGTCTTGCTAATAGCATAGACAAGAGTGATGGACTTGGTGGAGCTACTGACGTTCTTGTTTACGATCCAAGCTGGTGGTCAATGGCTACTTTACGCCCTCTACACACAGCTGATGTTGGTACACAAGGTGATAGCACAACTGCTATGATGATTGAAGAAACTACTTTAGAATGCAGAAACACATTTGCATCTGGAATGATTTCTGGAATCGGCGCAATCCAGGCGTAAGTTTTATTTGGAAATATGGGTGGCCCTACGGGGCTGCCTCTATTTAAGTGTGTTATATTAGCATATTTAAATAGAGGTATTCAACCTTAAATCGGAGAATTAAAATGAGTAATTTTATTAAAGATGCATATGGCAAAAATGGCGAATTTAGAGCTACGCAAGATGTATCAGCTTATTTAGACTATGCTTCTAAATCAAGAGCAGCAGCAAAAAGTATGTTTGCTAATCAAAAACAAAATTTTAGGTCATTTGCTATTATTCCAGATATAGTAGCTGTAGATATAAAAACTAAATTTAATTTAGATGTGCATGACCCAGAAAATAGCACCAATGAGCTGCAAAAAATTAAAAATATAATTATACAAAACTACCCTCAATTATTGACGGGTAATATTATTAAAAACCCAGGGAGATAAATTATGGCAGCAGTAACTAACCAAGCTACGCTACGCACAACCCTAGCAGATTGGCTAAACCGCTCTGACTTGACAAATGCACAATTAGATCAGTTTATTGAGATGGGAGAAGCAAAAATATATGAATTATTAAGAGTTCCCGCTTTAGAAAAAATAACTCTTTTTACTGTTACAAATTCTCGCATTACTATTCCTTCAGATTTTGTTGAACTAATTGAGATTAGAAAAACAGGTGAAGGCTCATGTAGTGTTAATCCGACTGTTAACACAACACCAGCTTTGTGCGCAACCGCTGATGGAATATGGACAAGCGCAAGTGACAATGATGATATTATTTTAAATAGAACTGACACCAGAAATTTATTTAGTTCAAATAAACATTCTATAAGTAATTCTTTTGCCCGAGATGGGGGAGAATTTGTATTAACAGATGTTTCTGGCAATGTTAATGCTTCTGGTCCTTACAGACTTAGATACTACAAAGTAGATAATGCTATTGGAGCTCTTTATACTAATGGAGAGGTGTTTAGGTCAACTAGCGCGTTTTGTACAGCTTTAAAAAGGCAGTCAAATGCTGCTGCTGGGGCCTCGTATGCCGCTTATTCTCCTTCTAATGGATTTGGTGATTGTACAATTAATCATGCAGATGTAGAAAAAGATAGTTGGTTATTAAATGATTACGAAATAATTTTATACGCCGCTTTGTCAGTAGGATCAGCATACTTAGGAAATGATGAAGATGCCGCAAAGTTTACAAATATGTTTATGCAACAAATAATGGCTACAAATACAAGAGCTAATAACGCAGAATTAAAAGGTGCAAATGTGCAAATGCGTCTTCCAGGGTTCCAAGGCTTATAATTAAGGAGATACACTATGGCAAGAAATTCATTTTATCAAGGAACAGAAGTTGATGAAGAATTAATCGCAAATGCAAGTGAAGACGCACGTTTGGCTGGAATTTCAGCAACAGCTTCAGCTTCAAGTGCAACTGCTTCCGCAGCATCTTTAGATTCATTTGATGATAGGTATCTAGGGGCTAAATCATCTGCGCCATCCGCAGATAATGACGGAGATGCTTTAATAGCTGGTGCTTTATATTGGAACACAAGCTCTGACCAAATGTATGTTCGAGAAGGTTCTTCTTGGATTTCAATTAAACCCAACGCAACTGAGCAAGGACATATTACAACAGTTGCAGGTATTCAAGCAAATGTAAGTACAGTAGCAGGAATATCTAGTGATGTTACAGCTGTTGCAGGTATATCAAGTGATGTTGCAGCAGTAGAAGATATTAAAGCAAATGTTACTAC